AGATTCAACGAGGGCGATGCGTTTTGCGATCCAAGCAACGACTGGCACGGCCACAGCATTTCCAAGTTGCCGATAACGCGGGGCGTCGGCCTGATCGTAAACTTCGCCGGTCTTTTCAGAGACGGCTTTCAAAGTCCACGAATCAGGAAATCCCTGGAGTCTTTCCGCTTCAACAGGAGTAAGTCGTCGGACTCGCCAAGTTTCCGCTCCGCTTGAGGTGCCGGTTCCTTTCGCTGCGCCTTTGAGTGTCCCGCAAACTTCCGGCACATATTGCTGCTCGGGCCCGTAGCTGCTCCCGCCTTTGTTGGCCTTGATCGTGTTGGACAATTCAGGAATGACGCAATCCTGTCCTCTACTTTCTGCTGTCCGTTCGGTCCCACGCCCGCTCGCCGTCAATGGTGGGGATAATCTCCACCCGCATTCCGTGTCGTATTCCATCCCGCCACCGCCTTCAGCGCGGCTGCTAAGGTTGGTGGCAACGTCTTTCCTCTTTTCTCGGCTCGGCGCAATATCCCAGCACAGGCTCGCGCCGTCAAATAATACTGCGGCGGCACGCTGCCAGGCTCCTCCAGCACATCCGACAACAAACACGCGCTCCCGCCGCTGCGCCAAGTTGGCATATTGAGCGTCAAGAATTGTTGTGGCGACCCCGTAGCCGAGCTGCTCCAAGGCTCCGAGGAAGCAGTCAAAATCGTTGGTTTGAGCAATTTCCTCAACCTCTCCGCTGCGGATTTCTGCAAGTCCGTCCAATCCGACGATTCTTCCAAGGCGTCTAATTTCATTAACCATTGCTCGGCTTGATTCACCCTCCGCACAACTCTCCGCATCCGACCAAGAGGAATGGACGCCGGGGACATTTTCCCAAAGGACAAACTTGGGACGCAAACGCTCAACAAGCGAAAGAAAGACGAGGGCCAGGTTGCCACGCGGGTCAGCCAATCCTTTTCGGAGTCCCGCGACCGAGAAACTTTGGCAGGGTGTTCCGCCGCAAAGGACATCTGGCCTTGCGACGTTTCCAAGTTTGAGCATGTCCTCATAAATCGTGGTCGCCGGCCAGTGAAATCTCAGCACCTCGCGGCACTGTCGGTCAATCTCGCACATCCAGATATTCCGAAGTCCGGCTCGCTCCAAGGCAATGTCAAAGCCAACTATCCCAGTGCAGACGGAAGCGAATGTCATGCTGCGGCTATATCTCCTTCAGTTTTGATCAGGGCTTCGAGCCGGTCGCACTCTTTGGTGAGGGCGTCATCGCACAGTGTTGTGAGCTTCATGTCCAGCCGCGAGGCTATGTATTTGGCTCTAATGTGAAGCGATTTTTTAACGTGAACGACCCGAACAAGTTTGTTTTTTTCTTTATTCATGGAAAAGAAAGTATGCTAATTTCAAGAATATGTCCACAACTTTCTTAATTTATTCTGTTAATTGGTGATCGTCGCTGTGGACAGAATGTGGACTCTAATTCCACAAGCGGACAGGTGATGCAGGTGATGCGAAAAACAGCAGGCGCGAAGATTTTTTAAAATAGTTCTTGTGTTTTTATGGTGTTTTGGCAGTTTATTCACATGAACTACGAAACTACGGTTCCGATACGGGTTCCTGTGGAGATTCACACTGCTGCAAAGGCAGCGGCGGCCCGGTGGCGGTTGAGCTTGAAGGAGTTCGCGGCGGTTGCGATTCGCAACCACACCGTGAAGATGAACGAGGAATTGGATAGGGGGGAAGTCCGAGTTTCCGAAACATCCTCAACCCATTGAACTGCTATGGCTCTCGACGCCTTCGGCAAGATTTTCGAGACGATGTATTCCGGATCAATGGTGGGGGCCGGCGAACACGTCTTTGCGCTGTGGCCTTACTGCATCGCCCACGTCCGACCGCCTGGCGTGGTGGAGATCAACCCGAAGCTTGTGGCGGCGATCATCGGCACGACTCCAGAAAATGTGCAGTCGGCCTTGGATTTTTTATGCGCTCCCGACCCCGACTCTCGCTCAAAAGTAGAAGATGGAAGGCGGCTCGTGAGAGAGGGGCAGTTTTTATACCGGATGGTGAATTTTTTCGAGTACCGCGCAAAGCTGTCAGCAGAGGTGAAGCGGGAAAACGACCGAAACAGGATTGCGGATAAACGCGCGACAAGTCGCAACCTGTCGCAACCTGTCGTAAATGTCGCACAAGCAGAAGCAGAAGCAGAAGCAGAAGCAGAAGCATATTCTCCCCCTTCCCCCGCGTGTGAGAAAAAAAGGCTTCATGGGATACCAAAAGACGACATTGAAGTGATCGAATATGGGAAAACTCTGAATCCAAAAGTGCCGGAATCCGTTTGTCGGGATTTTTTCAACCACTACGAGGCCCAGAGTCGAACAGGGCCAAATGGGGATACGTTTTGGGTCACAAGCGGAGAAAACCCAACCGTCATAACCAAGTGGAAAAACAAGCTCCCCTGCTTTCGAGGCAGCATACCCAGTAAAATCCAACCCTTAAAACCGCGTTTCAATGGAGAAAAAACTTGCAAAGACTTTCTGGTTATCACCGTCAATGATCATCGCGGAAGATTCAAAATAACGTCGCCTCCAAAGCCTAATGACTATCCGAAGGAAGGAACCTACGCCATTGCCTTGGACGCCTACGAGGATTGGCAAAGAAAAGTGAAATCGGGGTTTTATGAAAACGCCTAACGCTCTCGAAAATCTTCCCCCCCACTGCCCTCAGAGCGAAGAATCTTTGCTTGGGTGCATGGTCGCAAGCCAGGATTGTATTGACGAGGCGGCGGAGACTTTGAAGCCAGGCCCGTTGGTGTTTTATGATTTAAGGAATCAGATGGTTTACTCTTCCATCATGTCCATGAAACAGGCCGGGGAACCAGTGACCAATGCTACGCTTCATTGCCATCTGCGGGATAAATTCCCCGAAGATTACAAGGGAGAGTTTTTGTCTTACGTGGCAAATCTGGACGGGACGCCGGCACTGCTTTCATATTTTCTTGGTAAAGTCACCGAAAAGTATTTGCTGAGAAAAATGATTCAAACCTGCACCGGGGCGGTGGCGAGCTGCATGTATAACGAGGGAAGAGTCGAGGATTTGATCGAGCAAATAGAGCGGGACGTGCTGGACATCCTCGCTGGCATCCAAACGGGGCGCGGCGTGGCCGATATTAACGCACTTCACCAAAATCTGTTGACCAAGTATGAGGCGGCGTTTAACGGCCAGCAAAGCGGCCTCCTGACAGGTTTTGAGGACTTGGACGGATTGACTGGTGGGATGCAACCGCAAGACATGATCGTGCTGGCCGGACAGCAAAGCACCGGCAAAACGTCGCTGGCTATGAACATCGCATGGAACATTGTGGAACGCGGAAACACGGTCGGCGTTCTGTCGTTGGAAACTTCGGCGGAAAAACTTCTGCATAGGATGTATTCCAGCGTCGGGCGAGTGGCTGGAGCGAGGTTCTTAAGGGCGTCCGGGCTGCTTCAATGCGAGTTGGACAGCATGATGAGAGCATCCAGACAGGTTCAAAAGAGCAGGGACAAAATATTGATTGACGACTCTGGCGGGTTGACCATTCATCAGATGAAGGCCAAGGCGCGGAGGTTGCGACAGCGCGGTGCTGTGTTGCTGGTAGTTGACTACATGCAACTCCTGAACGTGCCTGGGGCCGACGGGGACACTCAACGCATCACCTCCATATCTCGCGGGATCAAGGAGTGCGCCAAGGAAAACGATTGCCCGGTCATCGCAATCTCGTCGCTCAACCGGGAAGCTTCCAAGGGAGAGCGCAGGCCGCGCACGTCGGACTTGAGGGGAAGCGGACAAATCGAATACGACGGAAATCAAGTTTGGCTTTTGGATTCGGAAGATCAGGAAGCATCAACGCGGACGGTGAAGCTCAAAGTGGCCAAAAATAAAGACGGCGGAACCGGAGAAATTGATTTGGTGTTTTTTCCCGCGCAATTCAGATTCGAGGATGCGGCCAATCCTCAACAAAATCCACCACCTTACAAGGACTTATGATTTGCTTTCACTAAAATATGAAATACGAAACACGAAAGAACGAAACCGGCCTGACCCTGATCGGGGTGGAGGGAGATATGGTGGGCGACGTGGTGCTGCCGTCAGAGATCGACGGCGTGCCCGTC